GGTGGCTTTTTTGTTGTTGTTTCAATATCTTAAGAGTAATATATAATGTAATACATTAACTTTGGCTCTTAACTATGGCAGTTTCAAATGATTCCCAACGACTTGATCTCCTTGAAGAAGAGGAGTTTGAGGAAAATTCGGCAAAACAAGCTGAAGAAACTGAAGAAATCGCCGAAACACTTGATATTCCTTCACAAGATGTTGAGCAAGATATCATCGAGATGCCCGATGGCGGGGTTATCTTCAATTTTCAGAACACAAAAACACCGTTTGAAAATGCTGAGTTCTACGACAATCTCGCCGAGCAGTTGGATGAGTCCGTTCTTAGCAAAATTGCATTCGATTTCTTAGAATTCATTCGCATTGATACCGAATCTCGCAAAGAACGAGATAAACAGTACGAGGAAGGACTGCGTCGAACAGGTTTAGGCGAGCCCGCTCCAGGTGGCGTTCCTACTGATGAAGGCTCAAAAGTCACCCACCCACTATTAGCTGAAGCTGTTGTTGATTTCGCAGCCTCCGCTTCCAAAGAATTACTCCCGCCTGGTGATCTCGTGCGCACCGCTATCAAAGGTAAAAAACACGATAAGCAAACTCTTGACCGTTCAGAACGTAAATATAAGTTCCTTAATTGGCAACTTAATGAACAAATTTCCAACTACCGAGATGAGTCTGAAGAACTTTTGACTCAACTACCGCTCGGTGGCTCATGCTACAAAAAATGGTTCTTTGACCACGACCTCAAACGCCCTAATGTTGAATGGATACCAACTGATCGCCTTATCTTGCCATTCGCATGCACTTCTATTTACACAGCCTCACGAACCACCGAAATAGAAGATATTTCATTTGATACGCTTCGCCTACGCATTGACCAAGGTATTTATCGTGATGTAGATGCTCTTTCTTCAGAAGGCATTGACCCGCTCAATCCACCATTGCCCACCACTGATTTAGAACCTACTCAGTCTGAAGTGGCTAATCGCAAGATTGAGGGCAAAAATATGCCTGAGCGTGATATTGATGGCACACGACGCCTCTATCATGTCTATGCTTGGCTTCGCATCACAGATGATAAAGAATCAAAAGGTGAACGTGCGCCCTACTATTTCACTATTGATGAAGATACTGAAATGGTGCTTGGGCTCTACCGTAACTGGGAATGTGGCGATGAAAATCTTACTAAGCTAGATTGGATTGTAGAGTTTAAATTTATCCCTTGGCGTGGTGCTATGGGAATTGGTCTGCCACAATTAATCGGTGGCTTATCTGCTGCTTCTACTGGTGCTCTGCGCGCACTACTAGATGCTGCGCATAATTCCAATAGTCAAACTTTAGCCATGCTTAAAGATGGCGTGACAGGTGAAACACTTAATATTGAGCCCAATCAAATTGTAGAAATTAATTCTTCACCTATGATTGATGATGTGCGCAAAGTGATGATGCCACTACCATTCAATCCCCCATCACCAGTTTTATTTCAACTATTAGGTTGGCTTACAGAAATCGGTCGCGGTGTAGTTTCTACCGCTGATGAAAAAATGCAGGATTTGCCTGCTAATACCGCAGCAACTACCGTTCTAAATTTAGTAGAAAGTGGCGCTAAAGTATTTAGCTCTATCCATGCGCGCTTGCATCGTGCTCAAGCCCGTGAATTACTCATTTTGTCACGTATCAATTATTGGTACTTAGATAAAATGACTAACAATAGTGGTGTCAAAATTGAAGTAAAAGATTTTGCCTCCAATACAGACATCACTCCAGTTTCTGACCCACATATTTTCTCAGAAACACAACGCCTTCAACAAGCTCAAGCAGTTCTCCAACTGGCGCAAACCGCTAAAGACCCTAAGCTCTATGATGAGCGCAAAGTCCATAAAATTGTCATGCAAGCCATGCGCGTGCCTTATGTAGATGAGGTCTTGCCTGATCCTGAAGGCATCGTTGAATCCAATCCAGTTTTAGAAAACGTGAAAATGGCTATGGGTGAAATGAGTTCACCTTACCCTGACCAAGATCATGTGGCTCACTTGCTTACTCACTTGGCATTCATGCAAGATAAAAATTATGGTGCCAATCCATTGATTGCTCCTGCTTGTGCACCATTGATGCTTCAACACATCAAACAACATCTCATCATGCATTACCTCCAATCTGTGCGCGATGCTGTAAAGCGTGATGCCGATGGCGAAGATATCTTTAATTTACACGAAGAACGCGCTATCAGCGTGATGGAACAACAAGCCATTGCCATGACGGTGCTTAAAGTGTCTGCATTGAATCAACCTGTCTTAGCGGAATTCTTGCCACAAATTGAAGAATTGCAGAAGAAAGCTTCCGAACAAGCCAAGTCTAAACAAGAACAAGCCATCATGGCTGACCCATCCGCCGCTGTTCTTCTTAAAACAGAACAAGCTAAATTGCAATTTCAAACTCAACAAGCACAGCAAGACGCTCAATTTAAAGTCCAAGAATTGCAACAGAAATATCAAGCGGAAATGGATAAGCTCACCGCTAAAGTGGATGAGCTACTGGGCAAATATGAAGCAGATAAGCAATTGGATGCTCAGAAGAATGCAACCGCTATCACCATCGCTGCGATGAATAACGATTCTCGTGAGCGCACTGAAGAATTAAAGATAGGCGTACAAGCTTCTGATACACAATTACAACTTGAGCATGAGCGTGAGTTACTTGCTGCTGAAGCTGAAAGCCAAGCTCGCCAAGCTATTACACAACATGGTTTAGATGTTGAAAAACAAAATATCAATAATGAAGCCCAAATGGCACAACAAGCTCTGCAACAGGCACAAGCTCCACAATCCGCTACTCCGCAAGCTCCTGTTGCACCCATGAAAGGCGGTGGACTTGCTCAACAAGTTATCGCCCAAAAACTTGGCATCAATGATTTAACTAAATCAGAAGATGTCGCTAATTTGATGAAGAAAGGTGATAACAATGGCAACCCTAGGTCTTAGAAAAGAGTACCAACAAACTGGCAAAGTGGATAAATCACGTGCTGGCAAAAGCGTAGGAAAAATTGATCACGGTCAACCTGTGCCAAATTCCAATACGCTTTCTCGTGTTCGTATTCCAGAACCAACCAGTGATACACGTAAAACACTTTGATTGAAAAAATAATTCAAGCGCTTATCACCGAAGAAGAGCGCTATAAACGTGAACTTTTAAATGTGAAAGTAATCAAAGATTACACAGATTACAAACACATGACAGGCATGATTTTAGGTCTTGCCAAAGCACGGCAAGTAATTGATATGGTTTTGCAAAAGGAAGCCAATGATGAGTATTAATTTTGAAGCAGATACCAGAGCAGTAGAAGAGGTTTTTCCAGACCTCGGATGCCCTGTTTTAGTGACAGGCAATAAAGTGTTAGTGCAATTAAGACGCGCTCACACTAAAACAAAAAGCGGACTTTATTTAGCACCAAGCACAGTTCAAGAAATGAAATACGATGAAGTCATTGCTAAAGTTATTCGCTTGGGCCCATTGGCTTATCACTCTCGTGATAATGAAACAGGTCAATTAGTGCCATGGTCAGAAGGTCCATGGTGTCAGGTAGGAGATATTGTTCGAACCATTAAATTTGGTGGTGACCGTTGGTCTATTCCTTACGAAGATGATTTCGTTCACTACATCATCGTGCATGACCGCGAAATCATTGCAAAACTTCCAAGCTATGACGATGCCCGTCATATGATTCAATTCTTCTAGGAGTCACCATGCCAGAAGATATTGAAAATAAAGATGGTTCAGCTGTTGTTGAAACTCCAGAAGATAAATCAGAAGAACAGATTGAAATTGTCGAAGAAGGCGCTCAAGAGCAACAAGCCTCTGAACAAAAAGATTCAGATGATTCTGATGAGGCATTAACAGCAGAAGAAGAGGAACAACTACGATTAGCTAAAGAAAAACGTCGAGCTAGTCGTGAGCGTCGCGAAAAGCAAAAGCTCGCCCGTGATAGCGATAAAGCACGCATTGCAAGCCAAGAACACACGATTCGTGAGCTTACTGAACGCCTATCCAAAATAGAGAACACGCAAGAATCTATGCGCATCTCACGCATGGATGGTGCGATTGAGCGTCAAGAAAATTTAATTGTTGCCATTAAGCAAAAGATTGCCACCACAGAAGATAGGTTAGAGCATTCAGATTTGATTGACAGGCTTGCAGATGAAAAGCTCAAGCTTCGTGACTTGCAATCGCAAAAGAAACTAGCAGTTGAGAGTGTTAAAAATCCAAAAACCACAGTTCCAGATGCTAAACGCTCACGCACTGACCATCTAATGAATGATTGGATGAGCAGAACTCCTTGGTTTGATCCTCAAGGTGGTGGTATAGATACTCGTATCGCAACTGTTATTGATGAAGAGCTTGTTAAAGAAGGTTGGAATCCTGCCACTGAGGAATACTGGGATGAGTTAGATGCCCGTTTGGCTGAACGCTTACCTCATCGCTACAAACAACAAGCAAGGCGCACCGCCCCAGTTTCAAGTACCCGAAATGAAAGTCAAGCTGTTAGCAGAAGTAATTTGAACTCTAATCAATTCTATATTTCTAAAGAGCGCAAACAGGCTTTAATTGATTTGGGTGTTTGGGATGACCCAGAGCAACGCTTACGCTACATCAAACAATATCAAAAATTTGATAGAGAGAACATGCAATGATAGATAACCTAGAATTTAATGATGAGCCTTTACAAAATGAAGTGAATGCCTCATCATTAGAAAAACCAAAACGTAAGGCACGCGCCAAGCGAGCTAACAGTGATGGGATTGATGGCAACAATCCTGAAGTTGCCCAATTTGATGATCGCGAAATTGACGCTTTCATGGATGCTTGGGACAACAATATTTTGCCAGACCCGCCTCAGCAAGATGATGGCTACCACTACTTCTGGGCGAGCACGACAAATAAGTGGGACAGTATTGAAGCACGTCTTCGTGGAGGCTATCAATATGCCAAACCAGAGCATATTAAAAATTTTGATAGCTATCACTTTCAAACGCGCATGAATGCAGGTCAATTTGGTAGTGACAATGTAATTTCGTGTAATGAGATGATTTTGTTAAGGTGTCCAAAAGCACTCTTTGAAAAGCGTATGGAGAAATACCATCATCAACAACCTTATGAACATCAACGTTCTATCGTTGATCATATGAGAGGTGTGACCGATAGGCTTGGCGTAAAAACCGAGACTCCGCTTGAACAAGGCATGCTTGAAATGGAAGCTGAGGCAAAACGTATCAAATCACGTCCTAGTTTCTTTGTGAATGAACATAATAAAAAAATGTTTGAATAACAAAGATTTAATTATTTAAATCGAAAGGATTGATATGAGCTCAGTTTTAGCTCCAACTGGTCTAACACCAGTAAATCACCCTAGCGGTATTGATAGAGCAACTATTTTTAATGCTACTACTTATGCTAGTGGCACTACAACTAAACTCTATAACACCGCTACAACATTCTATGATGGCATGCCACTAACAATTACCGCGGCAGGTCTTGTAGATGTGGCACCAAGTGCCGCTGCTGCAGGTTCAAACACTCGTATTTATGGTGTTTTTAAAGGTGCTGAATTTACTGATGCAGTAGGTCGCCGTGCCGTAAGTTCATGGTATTCAGATTCACTAGCATCAACCACTACTGACCCAAATGTTTGGTTCTGGATTTTCACAGATCCAAATCAAGTGTTTGAAATTCAAGCAGAAGGTTCTATTACCGGTGCTGCGATTGGTGGAGAATTTAATTTCTCATCAACCGCAGGCCGCCTCCCATCATCAGGAACAGTTATCCCAGGTGGTGTTGGCTACTCTACTTGTGCACTGAACCCTACTGAAGTAGCTACTGGCACACAGGGACAGGTTCGTGTTGTAGAAATAGGGCGTGGCATTGATAACGCATTTGGTGATGCATTCACTAAAGTTCGTGTTGTCATGGCTAACTATGTTCAATACGTTCCTGCACCTAACCAATAAGGAGATTGAATTATGGCTGCTAATATTATGCGCAGTACCGATTTCAAATCTGTTGTAGAACCGATTTTGAATGAGGTGTTTGATGGTACTTATAAACTTAGAGTGGATGAGGCTGCTAAGTTTACGGATACAAAAAAGGGTGTGCCTCGCAACTACCATGAGGAAGTTTATTTATATGGTTTGCCAGTGGCTCCTGAATTGCCGGACGGCACGCCTGTTCAGTATGTTTCTGGTGGTACCTTGTATACCTCACGCTTTGTGTATCGTGTTTACGGACAGGCTTTTGCCTTGACTAAAGTGCTTGTAGAGGATGGTGACCATGTACGTTTAGGTCAAACCTATTCAGAGCAACTATCACAGTCCATGCAAGAAACTGATCAAACCTTGGCTGCTAACTTATTGAACTTAGCATTTAATGCAGGTGTTGTGTATGGTGATGGTCAACCTTTGATTTCATCTGCACATCCATTTGCACCATCTCAAGGTGGCACTTGGTCTAACTTGATTGCTCCTGCAACTTTTAGTCAGACTAGTCTTGAGCAAGGCTTGATTCAGGTGCGTGGTTTCCGTGATGCAACTGGCAAGTATGTACGTTTCATGCCAAAACAAGTAATTGTGAGCAGAGCTAATATGTTCCAAGCTGAGGTTATTTTGAAATCAGCCTTGCGTTCAGGTAATGCTAACAATGACATCAATCCATTAACTGGATTGGGCTTGGAAGCATTGACCGTGACACGTTTGACTTCAAGCACTGCTTGGTTTATTCAAACAGACGCGCCACATGGCTTAACTAAGTACAACCGTAGGGACATTGAGAAATCAATGGAAGGCGACTTTGAGACTGACAGCATGCGCTATAAGGCGACCGCTAGATATGTGTTAACTAAACCTAGCACCCTTCATTAGGAATAGTGATTGAATAACTCTGTGAAAACGATGGAACCCTTAGCAAGTCAAGTTGAAGGCAATATCGTGCCAAGCTCAGAAATGAGAAGGTGTAACGACTATCCCCTAGTGGGAGTACACACAAGTGTGTGGAAGTGCAGAGTAGCCAGAACGGCTAATGAGATAGTCTGCTCTATATAGAAATATATAGCTGTCCGAAAGGGCAGACATACAAGTAACGACTGTATGTGAACATTAGGATGGAGTACATGAGCCTCGCTGTTTGTTGGGCTCAGTAGGTTTGTAGAGCTACAAAAGAAAACCCTCTAGGACGCTAGAGGGTTTTTTATAAATATTTAAAATGTAAACCAGCAATCGGTGATTGATTCCATTGCGATACACATGGTCTATTTTCTCTTGCCCATTTTCTAATAACATGGTCGTTGACGCCATAATGTTCAGCACATGCCCGAGCACCAGTAAAACTAGTATTAGTAGTTAATTCAATAATTTGTTTTTGCATTTTTAATTTAGCTTCTTCAGTATGTGGATGTCCTTTTTTAGGAATGCCTTTTTGAGCAATACTCATTTTTAATTTGCTTTCTTCTGTATGAGGTCTACCTTTTTTTCCACGTTGAGTATCGCCAATTTTTTTTCGTACTTCTTCCGATAATTTTTTACCAAAACGGTAATGCGATTTTCCAGAATGAACAATTTTATTTTTCATTTTTTCATGTTGTTCAAGAGTCCATGATTTTCCTAATTTAGGATGTTTTGATTTATCAGAATAAATTTTTTTTAAAGTAATACTTATATGGTTACGAACTTCTACTGATAATTTTTTGCCTTTATTCGGTGAAATCAAAGAAGTTTTTCCTCCTGTTCCCCCATCAGTCAAATTAATAAGCGGACCTTTTTTTAGGTCTTTACGACCGATTTCAGAGATGTAAAAGCATTCGGCTTCAAAAGCTTGTTCTTCGGTAAGGTTGTCATCAAGTTTCTTCGTCCATAAGCCGTATTTTTTGATGATATTTTTGTGGTGGCTAGAGCGTCCAAATGTTTTAGTTAATCTGCTAGTCATTCCCTTGCCAATATAATAAGGCACAGCCAATGGATTGACTATTGGGTCTTCCTTGTAGTGTGCGTATACGTAAAATTCGTTCATGTTCGCTTTTAGGGCACTAGAGGGTCTTCAATACTTCTTCAATGGTAATAGATGATTGTGCTACGCAAGCTTGATTTAAGTAATCAAATTTTTTGAGATTATTTTTTGCTTGTTGTAATCCACGACGAAGGGCATCTTCTAAATAATTTTTTAGGCTTGGGCTTTCTTCTAATAAAAGAGACAGTTCAGATTGAAAATTATTAACTTCGTTTTGCCAATGGTCATGCCATTTTTCTAAAATTTCAGGGTTTTTAGCGCAACGTAATTTAATTAAATGCTCAACAATTAAACGTACATAACTAAATACACTGCGTTTGTCTGAACGTGACATAGCTAATAGCTCATCACGAATTAAATTAAGATTCAACTGAGCTACTTGTTGATTTTCAATCAACTTAATTTGTTCATTGATGGTCAAATATTTGTCTTTCATTTTTTTACCAACCAAGTGATGAAACCAATCCAAGCGGTGGTGATAGCGCTTGTTGCTACAATAATAGCTGTGATAGATGTCCAAAACTGCGTGCGTTTGGCTAGTTTTGCTTGTTCGAGTTTTGCTTGTTCAAGTTTTAGTAGCTCTGTTGCTTGAGCGGTAATAGATTGAGCATATTTGATTTGTTCTGTTGCAAATTGAATTTCTGTTTTTTCCATGGCTACTTGCCTCCTGTTTTGGTTAAATCTTCAAAAAAAGTTCATTCATATTGGTATTTATTAAAACAAAACCAAAATGTTTGTAAAAATTAATGGCGTCATCTTTAGCATAAGTGATAATGCCTTGGCATCCAATTAAATCTTTCACAACATGAGCGTTTTGAATGGCATGTTGTAAGAGTGCTTTGCCAACGCCTTGTTTTTGGTATCGAATATCAACGGCAAGCTTGATTAAAAGAATGCCATTGATATCGCGATGCTCGTTAAATGTTTGGACACTGTAAAAACCTTGAACATTTTGTAATGAGATGGCAACAAATGTTTGTGCACGTCCAATTGTTTGATGATCACGGGCATTAGTTTTTAGCCAACGGTCAATGATTGAATTGGATATAAATTCATTAATGCAATGATGTGGTTGTAAGCGTTCAATCATTGCGCAATTCTTTTCCCACAACTTCCAAGCGTTTTAGAAGCTGTGGATGTTGTCTGATTTCGATGACAAAAAATTCTTGGCTTAGTTGACTAGCATCTTTCAGAGCTGACACAAAATTTTTTAATATTTGTTTATCAAATGCATTGTGTTTTTCTTGGCGAAAAATGCGAATGAGTGGATCAGCAGGAATGATGATTGAAACTCCCTTAAGGCGACGCCACTCTTGGTTAGTTTCATTGGCAAAACGTGGCTCATCAGTGATGATGAGTTTGATACCGTGTGAATAAGCAATTTTAGCGACCACATCATCTGGTTCTCGACGGCGAATGGATAAGTCATAAAACGATACTATTTTTAGGTCTTTGGCATTCAAATTATTTGTAGCCACAGAACCATTGATGTTGGCGTCTAATAAAAATTTAATCAAGATGCCACACCTTGGTTAGGCGATACACATACCGTGGATGCATTTTAGATTCACCGTAATAGAAGCGATTGACTTGGCGTTCTGTGAGTTTAAGAAACTGAGCCACGTCTTTAATAGTGAGGTCATTTGCCCACAAGAATTCTTGGAATTCTTGTGGAGTCATGGTGAGGTTTTCTGGGAATGTTGTCATATTTATTTACAAACATTTGGCATTTCAGCTACTTTGCTTCTATATCTATCCAATGCATATTTTAAATCTTGTGCTTTATGCCATCTAAAATCTTTATCTGCACCACGCAATTCAATATCGGCATTTTCAACATCAGCTCGATATCTAGCAATATCTTGTCTCCATCCTGCACAATTGATGGCAGGAGCAGGTAATTGAATTCGTTGATTTAACTTATTATTTACGCAATATAAAAATGCATCTGTACCAACAGGAACACGTTCTTGCATACATTGCGCACTAGCATTTGATTCAGCTGTTTGCGCCTGCACGTTACCTGCGCCTAATGTTGCTACTGCTAATACTGTTAATAAAGTCTTTTTCATATTTTCCTCCTTGGCTATCTGTTTAATTGTTACTAATTAATTGATGAATTTCTGTATATGTTGCTTCAAGTTCTTTCTTGGTTTTGCCAATAAACCAAATTTGGCAAACAATAAAAAGAATAATAGGTACAAATATTGGTAATGGAGTAAAAAAGCTAACAATTAATAAGAGAAAACATGTATTCCATGTGCTTGATGTACGTTTTTTTTTCAAATCTTCAAGTGTTTCAGTTCTTTTTTCTAATTGAGCGATTAAAAATTCTTTGTTCATTTTTCGCCTCCTTGGCTTTCTGTTTAACTTGAGGCTATTATAACAGTTTTTTACATGATGTCAAGATTTTTCCAATTATTTCATATGATGAAACGCTTGATTTTTCTAGTAAAAAGGGGAAAATAAGCATTACGCATGCTAATTGTCAGCTAGCGATACCGATTTGCCTCTTATTTAGGCTTTCAGCACCCGTTTTGAGGCACGGGCACGGTATTCCGCACTGACAGCCAACTTGAATACAAGGATTTAGCATGCCAACATATGAAGCCCCGATTTTTCTAAAAGCTCGCCAACGTACTACCAATGATGGTCCAGTTTCCATCGATACCATAGGCGCAACCATTTGCTCACAAGACACCACGATTACTTTCCCTCAGGGTGGCAATATCCCAATTGGTAATATCCCTGCAGGATCTAACATCCAAAATATTCGTATTTATAGTGCATCAACTGCAACACCAGGCGGTGGAACAATCAATATTGTCTTTACCCCAGTTGGCGGTAGTGCTGTCACCATTGGCACAATTACTTTTACCACCCCAACAGCTAATACAACTACTCTTTATCAAGTAGGCACTGGCATTGCACCAGTTTTTGCACAAACAGCCATTTGGCAAAATACAGGAACTGTTGATGGTACTTTGACTGTTAATACAGGTTTACCCGCCGGTGTTGTTTGGTATGTCACAGTGACTTATACCTATCGAAATCAGAATGGTTCATTAACTGCACAAGGCGCAGGATATAGCAATTAATGCCAAAATATTTGGATACTAGGGGCAGTGCGGTTCTCTCAATCGCGGTTTGCGATCGTTGCAAAATGAAACGCAAATACGTTGATTTGCGTTCTGACCCAAATTTCAATGGCTTGCGTGTTTGTGTTTATGGGTGCATCGATGAATTTGACCCATGGCGCTTACCTGCACGCAAGACTGAAAGCATTACCTTGCAGTATCCAAGACCTGATATCAACATCGCACTGGATGCCAATGGCAATCCAGTGAACCCTTAAGGAGTAAAAAATGCACGGTTTTAAAAGTAATACCAAAATGAGCTCTACTCTTCCTTGCTACAAAACAGGCGGTCAAGTGAAAGCCAAGGCTTGTGGTGGCAAAATGAAAGATGGTGGCAAAGTTAAGAAAGCAGTAGGTGGTGAAGTAAAATCCACCATTAAAAAAGCAGTTAAGCAACATGATGAAAATATGCATGGTGGCAAGACTGAAGATATCAAATTGAAAAAAGGTGGCTCAGCTTCAAAAAAGCGCATGGCTAAAAAAGCCGAGGGTGGCGCCATGATGGAAAAGTCTGCCATGGCAACACCAGTTAAGAAAAAAGCTAAACCAGTGGTTAAAAAAGCTCCTGCAGTAAAGAAAGAAGTATCTGCAAGCAAATCTGCTAAAACTGAAGTGCCAGTATTAGGCTCACCAGATGCGGGTGCTATGCCTGCACCTGATTTAGGTGGTATGCCAAGTCCTATGATGAAACACGGTGGCACAGTGCATCATGTTCATACCATGGCAAGTGGTGGTCAAGTAGAACATCATATGGATGGCGGTATGGCGGGTGGTGCGATGGGTGGTGCGATGGGTGGCGCTATGGGCGCTCCTGCCGGTGGTGATCCACGCTTGGCAATGCTAAAGAAAAAGTTAGCCATGCAAGCCATGGCAGGACAAGGTGCTGGTGGCGCCCCTGCGGGCGGTATGCCTGCTCCACAAGGCGGTGCTCCAATGCCTCCACAAGGTGGCATGCCTCCGATGGGAGGTTGATGTGCCAGTACGCTCCAAGGCACAAAACGCATTGATGAGAGGTGTTGCATCAGGCTCTATCAAAGGGTCTGATGTGCCTAAATCTGTGGCAAAAGAATTTGTCAAAGCCAGCCACGGTCAAAATGTGAAGGCGTTGCCAAAGCATGTTAAAAAATCTGGTAGAGGGCGTTAATGAGTGCCAATGCACTAGCTAACACTAACATCACTCAATATTCTGTTTTACAGTTAATTGAGTATTCTTTCCGTGAGTGTGGTTTATTTGCTGAAGCGCAAACACCACAATTGGTTAATGCAGGGCGACAAGCCCTGCATTACCTTTTACAAGAGATGAGCAATAAAACAGAATTACTTTATCAATGGCGCTATATATTAATAGCACCACGTCAAAATCAACGTGCTTATACATTACCCGCAGGCACGATTGATATTAAAAATTTAAATTGGCGCTATTCCACTAATTTAATTCCATCTATAGCATTGCCTAGTGATAACACGAGTGCGCCTAATGCATTTGATTTAACACTGACTGGTAACCCTGCTACAAGTACAGTCAATAATAATTGGTTAGGTTTGGATTTAGGTGTCAATGCTAGTAATCGCGTCACCTACGTAGGCATTAATGCTTTTGGCAATAATAGCTATAGCCTGATACTGGAGTGGAGTAATGATGGCGCTACATGGACGAGCGCTAGCACATTATCTACCGTTACATTAAGCGATGGTGAGTGGATGTATTGGCAAGTGGATGCCACGCCATCAGCACGCTTTTGGCGTGTGCGTTCTTCTTTGACTGCTACATTTTCTGTGCGTCAAATTGTGTTTGGTAATTCACCTTCTGTAATTCCATTGGCTCGTTTGAATAAAGATGAGTATTGGAATCTACCTAATAAAGATGTGAATTATGGCTCACGTTCTTTGCAATACTGGTTTGATAGACAAGCATCTGCACCTATCATTAACTTTTGGCCCATTCCTCAAGATGATTTTCAGTTATTTGAAGCACTGATTGAAGTTGAAATGGCGGATGTTGGATTGTTGGGTGATGTGATTGCCATTCCTAATCGTTGGCTTAATGCTGTTCAGTCAGCATTGTCTGCACGCATTGCATTGCAATTACCTAATATTCAACCTGATCGTATTCAATTGTTACAAAGCTTAGCACAACAAGCTTATGCATTTGCCTCAGGTGAAGAACGCGACCGCTCACCGTTTTATCTCAAACCAAGAATATCTTATTA